TAAGATGATGCCTGTATGTAAGGTTTTCTTGCCTTATGGCGAGGAACGAGGAATTGTAGGTACTAACTGCTGTGATATGTCATTCTTTGACAACTCACTAGTAGTTACTCAGCTAGATCGTAGGTCTTACACTAATGACTTTATTAAGTTTACTAATGGAGTTCAGACTTTTAGTCACGATCATTATGAACTAATCGAGCCTTTGATGGAGAAATATGGTTACACTATAAACTCAGGTACAGCAACTGATGTCGGTGGTCTACGTAAAAGAGGTCTTAAAGTTTCTTCACATAACTTATCATGTGGTTACTTTAACGAGCACTCAGATACCGAGATAGCTAGTGTAGGTCTTCTTATCAACGCTTTTAGCTTTGCTTATGAAATGCTTACTATGCTTGCTGAAAGGAACATTCCTCTTACATTTCCGTTGGAGACTGGGTAAAACCTAAACCTAAAATTATAGATCCTTTTGAGCCGTCAGCTTCTACTGGATCTAAAGTAGGTAAACAATCTACTTATTGGAGCAGAGAAATGCCTTCTGAAATGATAGATGAAGCAGAACTAGAAAAAGACAAAGAGTATGAAACGTACAATGAGTGGATTATGGAATGCTACCCTGAGTACACAGATCCAAAAATCAGAGAGGAACTTAAGTCTTATTCTGTTTTCTTCCCTACAGTTAAAGAAATAAGTCAAGATTTACTTGATGAAATGATTATGGATGACATCTGCCCTCATTGTTATGATGAAAGTGGCTTAGTAATTACTAATGATCTTTTACTACACACTTGTTGTCATGCTTGTGAAAGTGTATTTAATGTAGTTGCGGAAGACCAAGATTACGTAGAATCTAAGATTCAAGAGTGTGTGAAAAGAAAAATTGATTTCCAAGAAATAGCAGACATGTAAATGACAGAAATAGAACACTATGGAGATAGCCTGGAGTCACATCCAGGCTTTCTTTTTATGAAAAAAATGTGGTTGGAAGACCAAATTGACTTGGAAAAAGAGGAAGATTCGCTTATCTTTGTAGACCCGCCTAAGATTAATTCAAAAGAAATATTTGCAGGTGTAAACTTTAATTTAATAAAAGAAACAGATGAAAAAGACATTCTACGAAGTACTATGGGCACTAGCCAAACAGGAGAAGATGATCGAGAGATGGATTTACGAAGAAAAACTTCTGTTTAATGGAACAACTTACAGTTGGACTCCTAAAGCACTACAAGATCTTGATGTAACTGAATCTGTTGGTGAGTTATCTGCTCTTGAGAAATTAAAGACTACACACATAAACACTGCTCCTAATAGAGACTTAAGTATTCCTCCTACATGGTTGGCTGACTTTATTTCTAAGTTCAGTGCTAAGAATCTAGGAGTATCAGGTAAAACAACTGATAAGTCTAGCGTAGTTAAAAGATTGATTAAGTTTTTATCTGAGTATGATTACACTCTCGAAGAGATCTCACAAGCCACCGATCTGTATATTAGTACGCTTAAACAACAAGGAAGTATCAGATTTATCAGAGAGTGTGGGTATTTTATCTTTAAGAAAGTAGACGGAGTAGACCAAAGCGACTTAGCTAAGTGGTGTGAAGAACTCAAAAATGGTACAGGACCTGCTTACAATAGTCACCAAATCCTCTAATTATGAACTTTGAAAAGTTAATAAGTCAGATTGAGGGTAACAAGATTATCAAAGAGACAGGTGGCTTAACAGCTATCCCTCCTCCATTTCCTCGTTTATCAGAACATTATGGAGGATTTACTAAAGGTTCTATTACTTGTTTAACTGCTGCTTCAGGTGTAGGTAAGTCAAAGTTTGCTAAATACATGACTATCCTTAACATCATGAAGAAGACACAGAACACAAACATAGTTCCTAAGATCTTTTATTTTGCCTTAGAGGAAAGTGCTACAGACTTTTGGCTATCGTTCCTATCTATGTATATGTATGAGAAACACCGTATTACAATCAGTGTATCTCAACTTAAATCAGTAGGTAATTATACTTTAAGTAGCGAACTATTAGAAAAGGTAAAGCAAGGAGAGAAGTTCATCAACACACTAGAAAGATCAGTAGAGGTAGTTGACTATATCAGAAATCCCACAGGTATGGCTAAGTACGTAAAAGCGTACTTCGAGAATCCTGAAATAGGAGAATACACCTACAAAGAAATAGAAGAAGGTAAGCGTATAATAACAGGTTATACTTATAAGTCAGATGACTTGTGGGTGTTCTTTGTATTAGATCATATTAGTCTTTTATCTAATGAGCTAGCTCCTGACACCAAGATGAAGTTATCATCTTACCAAACGTTTGACTTTATGATTAAGGATTATGTCCTTGATATATTCTCTAAGCGTTTTAAGATGATTAATGTAATCGTCCACCAACAAACACCAGCTTCAGAAAAGCAAACCTACACTTACAAAGGTCAACTTATGGAAGAGAAGCTAGAACCCTCAATGGAGGAGCTTCACATCAATAAGGGTGTACACCAAGACTACGAAGTAGTAATAGGTTTGTTTAGTCCTGCTAGATACAACATAGCTACTCATAATGGCTACGATGTATCATTACTCGGTAACCACTACAGATCTCTTAAATTCCTAAAAGATAGATACTTTGGCTTAGAAAATTCAAGCATCGGTCTATACTTTAATGGAGCTAACGGAGAATTTGAAGAGTTACCTAGACCCCAAGAGATGAATAGCCCTACAGCTAATCACTATGAGAATTTTTTAAGAAAAGCAAAAAACTAAAATGATCGAAGAAGAAAAGAACCCCTATTTAGTACAACTCATACGGAAGATGTGTGAAGTAATCAACGTAGATTACGAAACTATAGACTTCCAAGAAGACGGATGGTATGACAAACATACCTGGACAGAAAAACAAGAGAACGAATACATTGTATGGATGTCAGAAGAGCTTTTTAACAACGAAGCTATGCGAGAAGAACTGTTAGAAGATCCTGAGAAAAGTATTATGAATTGCTTCCGAGCAGCAGTACACTTTGTAGCCAACTTTGGTTGGGATACATTAGGTGATATTGTAGACAACATAGAAGAAAACAAAGTAAAATAAAACAATATGTCATCAAAACTAATCGCTATTGTAGGTCCTTCAGGTACAGGTAAATCTACCTCTATTAGGACTCTAGACCCAAAAGAAACCTTTATTATTAACGTAGCACGGAAAGAATTGCCTTTCAAAGGAGCTGAGAAACTCTACAACCTAGAATCTAAAAATTACATGGAAGTAGACGACATCAACCAAATCACTACTTTGTTACAACAGATTAGCGAGAAAGCACCACACATTAAAAACATCGTAATGGATGATGCTATCTACTCTATGTCATTCCTTATGATGAAGAAAGCTAACGAAGTAGGCTTTGGTAAGTTTGTTAACTTGGCTAAAGACGTAACTAACATGCTTACTACTGCTCGTAAGCTTCGTAATGATCTTAAAGTATTCTACATCACTCACAGCGAGACAATTGAGGATGATGGACATATCGTAGGTCAGAAGATTAAGACTATCGGTAAAGCATTAGACAACCAAATTGTTCTCGAAGGATTGTTTACAATCGCCCTTTATACTCACGTAGGTGAAGATAAAGACGAGAATGCAACTTATCATTTTGTGACTAACCGTTTCCGCAACTATCCTGCTAAGAGCCCAATGGATATGTTCTCAGAAACCTTAATCCCTAATGATCTTAATTTAGTATGTCAGTCTATTGACTCTTATTACACAGAAGAAGTAACCAAAACAAAATAAAAACAACAAAAAGAAAAATTATGAAATTCGACGAATTAGAAACCAGAGAGCCTTCATCAGGCAAAAAGATGTACACAGGATTTGCTCCTATCCAAATTGTAGCTGTTAACCCTAACACTAAAACACTTGCTGCTTTGTTAGGTATTGACGAAGACAAAGTAAAAGAGCCTAACTATGACGGTGAAAACGGAATGCGTTTAGACTTTTGGTATGTAAACCATCCTGATTTTAAAACAGACTTACGTGGTAAGTTTTCTTTGTGGGTAAACAATGATACTCGTACTTCTCAAGCAGGTAAGAAACAGTTCATTGACAATTATACTAGGACTTCTTGGGCTGAGAACTTGGCTGCTTTAAGTGAAGCACAAGCATCTTTGGATCCTTCTCGTAGAATGGACCTTAAGAGTGTTCGTGAAGCTAAAGGTGGAGAAGAAACTGTATACTCTTTATTGAAGGCTTATGGTAATATCTCTCCTAAAGAAAAGCCATTTGTATTGGATTCTTGGAATTCTATTGCAAAAGGTAAGGGTAATGAGTTGGTAGATTTCTTTGCTCACTTTAACAAAGCCAACATGGGTGTTAAAGTTCTCTTAGGAATTAAAGACGACAAGTACCAAGATGTATGTACTAAAGTATTTGTAAACGTAAACAGTAAAATTACTGACTACGTAGCTAAGCAAGTTACTGGTGAGTATGGATTTAAGAGTTTCTACGGAAACTTTGACTTTAAAGAGTTTACAGAAAACAATGCACCTGCCGCTAACGAGGTAGAAAGTCCCTTTGCTAGTGATATGATGTCATGGGAAAAGAGCGATGTAGCTACTGCTCCTATTAGCGAAGATGCAGATAGCTTGTTTTAATTCTAACTAACTGTTTCAATTTTAAGAAAAGGGGTTACATTTGTAGCCCCTTTTTCTTTTAAAAACCTTCCTTATGGATCTGACAAGTATAGAAATTAGACCTAACGTACAAACTCTGTACAAGTTGCTAGGTCAAGAACAACTCATGGAGTTCTACTTCGGAGAAAAGATTAACTTTAGAAACAAGTACAAGAATCCTTTCAGATCTGATAAGCATGCAACATGTTTCTTTAAGTGGAGTCAAGGTGGTAATCTTTATTTTATAGATTACGCTACTGAGAAAATCCACTACAACTGTATAGACATAGCTCAAATGAGAACTGGCTACGAGTATCCAGACATTCTCTATAAGATTGAGTCTGACTTCCAACTTAAGAACTTTAGCCTAGAAGATAGGTTAGGTCTTAAAATAGAAGTCGATAGTCTTAAAACAGTTAAACCAGCAGAGGTAAAGCCAGCTTCTATCAAAGTTAAACTTACTCGTTTTACACAGAAAGACTTAGAATATTGGGCACAGTTCGGAGTAACTCCGAGTATCCTTAAGTTTTTTGACATAAGAAGAGTAGACAAAGCTTGGATAGCTGATAACATCTGGTACATTAATAATGACTTTGATCCTTGCTATCGCTACAAAGAAAAAGATAAGTTTAAATTATACCGTCCTTTTGCAGAAAAGAGAGTAAAGTTTAGAACTAATTTCTTTGGAGGTATGCTAGAAGGATACACACAACTCCCTCACAAAGGAAGTATCCTAGTCATTACTAAAGGTACTAAGGATGTTATGACCTTACACTCTATTGGAGTTAATGCAGTTGCAGTAAGAAGCGAGACTACACCTATATCGGAAAATGCCTATGAATTGCTTAGAGCAAGATTCGATAACATATATGTGTGGTTTGATGCAGATAGAGCAGGTATAGAAGGCTCACAGAAGATATCAGAGATGTACGACATACCTGTACTATACCATCATGCAAGTCTAGGTAAGGACATTAGTGACATTTATAAAGAACACGGAAAAGATAAATTAATAAAATTATGCCAAGAGTTAAAGATATTGTAAACGAAGCTTTAGAAATTGTGTTCGCAAAACTCAAAATAGAACCTCTTATGCAAGAGAGTCTATTGAATACAGTAAATTTAAAATCTAAAAACAAAGAGTTCTATCAAAGAAGGATTAATATAATCGATCCTGAAGAGTATGCAAGAAAGAAAAAACTAGCACAAGAAAAAGCTCAGATGGTTAAAGTAAATCTAGCTAAGTTTACAGACTTTGAGCAGACTATTATAAAGATAGTTTGTAACGTCAATAGAATCAGTGTAGAAGAGTTTGTTAAACTAAGCAGAAAGAGAGAGTATGTAGAAGCTAGATTTCAGTTTGCTGCTGTTTTACTTATTCAATTTCACTACACATATACCAAAGTAGGTAACTTACTAGGCAAAGATCACTCTACAATCATTCATTCGATTAGACAGCATACTGACTTCTACGATGTAATGAACAGCTATAAGGTAAGATATAATCAAATCCTTAACATGGTAGATGATGTTTTTCCTGGTATGATGAATACAGAGATTAGAGCTAATGTTATTGTAGAAACTTTAGATAGTAGCAGAAGACGTAAACGTAGAAAAGAGATTAATGAAAAAATTAGTAAATATTCCAGATGATTGGTATTTACACCTAAGAGATACAATAGAGAGTCCATATTTTAAAAGCCTTGGGGGTTTCATTGCTAAGGAAAGACAAACTAAGTCTATTCTTCCTTACAAAGATGAAGTCTTCAAGGCTTTTAATTTAACCCCTTTTCAGAAAGTAAGAGTGGTTATCTTAGGTATGGATCCGTATCCAGGTAGATACAAAGGAGAACCTACAGCACATGGCTTAGCTTTCAGTCCTAGAAATAAAGATCAAGTTCCTCCTTCTTTAAGGGTTATGTATAACAAGATTAAAGAAGATGTTTATCCAGACGAACTAACATTCCCTATTGACATGGACCTAGAAGCATGGGCTAAGCAAGGAGTTCTCTTAATTAACGCAGCTTTAACTATCGAAGAAGGTAAGTCAGGTTCTCACCTAACTCACTGGAATCAGTTTACAGAAGCTGTATTTAAGACTTTAGACGACAATACCACAGGACTTATCTTTTGTTTCTGGGGTAAAGACGCTTTAAAGTTTGCTCCTTTGATTGATGATAACTTTCATCACATCTTAGTTGCACCTCATCCTGCAGCCGCTTTATACGCTGGAGGTAAGTGGAATTGTGACCACTTTAAAAGAATAAACGAAATACTAATGGCCAACAACGGAGAACAGATTGATTGGCTACAAAACTTAAAATAAACTAAATATGAATTGGCAAGACTTCGAGACATTAAGTCATTTAGAATTTAAATCTAAATTAATAGAACACTTTACTGAAAGAGTAAAACAAACCAAACTAATGGAACAAAGCACCGAGTACGAATATTGTGAAGTACAAGGTAGAATTAAAGAATTAGAAGAACTACAAAACTTTATTGAAACATTTAAAAGACCAGCATTATGAACAAACAACAATTATTAGAAAGCTCCAGAACTAACTGGACAGTAGACAAACGTGAACTAGTAGGTCCTAATGGAGAACCTACTCCTGCTTTTGGTATCTTTAGAGGAGATACTAACAAGTGTTTAGGTATCGTAGGATCTAAATATGTTCCTACACAGAATGAAGAAATCTTAGATATGCTTTTAGAAGCTGCTGCTAGGGTTAATATCTCAGGAGAAAGAGGTGGTTTCTTAGGAGACGGCCAGAAAGTATACTATCAATTCCCTCTAACTGATGTTACTATTGGTGGATCTGACAATAAGAGGTTTCTTACAGCCCTTACTTCACACGATGGTAGCGCTCCTATTGGCTTCGGAGCAACCAATGTGACAGTTGTATGTGCTAACACGTTTTACATGGCTCTAAGAGACTCTCAGAGGGTAAGACATACTAAGAACTCTCACGGAAGATTAGCGATTATCATCTCTCAATTACAAAACTCCCTTACTCAAGAAGAGCAGTTTGTTGAGAAGTTAATTGAGTTGAGTAAAATTAACATTCCTGAGGTAGTTACAGACGAGTTTATCGTAGGTATTATTGGAGGTGATGGAGAAGCTTCTCGTACTAAAAATCGTATCCTAGATTTCAGACAAGCTATTGCCACTGAGTATAATACTCATGGTAACACAGCTTATGCTTTGTTTAATGCTACTACTCGTTTCACTAATTATATGATGGGACACAAGAGTATAGAGCATAAGCGTGAGTCTTTGATCCACGGAACAGCTTACAACATCAACAACAGAGGCTTAGAATTAATTTCTGAAACCTACACTCCTTTATACACACCAGAGTTATCTGAGTTATCTGAATTATCTTTGTAATTCTCTTGCATGCCAAAAAAGATTAGGGGGTCAACAGATCCCCTTTTCTTTTGTTTATATTTGTACACCATGTTAAAGAGAACAATCAAGAAAGTTCCTGTAAAAGGAAACCCCGAAGAAAAAGACTTGCAAAAGCCTTGCTCTGAGTGCGGTAAAGTAAAAGCTATCGCCAACAAGACTAAGAGACTTTGTGCAGGATGCGTAGTAAAAGAAAAGAAAGCTAAGCAGAAAGTCCGCAAAGAGATTAAAAGAAAGATCAAGCAAGAAACCATTACTCAAACCAAGTTAGATCAAATAACATCATGGTTAGTAAGAGGTGCACACATTAATAAGTGTCATGCTTGTGAGATTACTCTAGATCCTAAAGGACTTCAGTGTGCTCACTTTGTAGGTAGAACTAAAGTATCTACTCGTTACCACTTAACTAACTTATTACCCGCTTGTCCTAAGTGTAATCTTTATACCCCTCATCACGTATGGAACTTAGGTAAGTCCCTAAATAAGATATGGGGAGAAGATACCACAGAAGACATGCTACAACTTTCGAATAAGATTCTTAAGTTAAGTAACCACGATAGAAAACTTATCTACGATGTGTACAGAACTTGCCTTACAGATATTGAACAAGGCAACTACTCACAAGAGCAGAAGTACGAAAAGCTTAAACAAGCTTTAAATGATTATAACAAGATAGTAGGACCCATTTTAAAATGATATATCTAGTTACAAAACAAGATATCTTCTTACCCGACATTACCCTTACTACAGTACAAGACTCCCTCGAATACTTAAACAAGTTAGAGTGGATAGGTTTGGACACAGAGACCTCAGGTTTCGATCCTTACACTACTAAACTATATACTCTTCAGTTAGGAGATAACGATGTTCAATACGTAATAGACTTAACTACGATTGACATTAACGAATACAAAGAGTTGTTAGAGACTAAGGGTCTTATTGGTCATAACTTAAAGTTTGACCTAAGATTCCTTTATCATTATAGGGTAATTCCAACAAAGGTATATGATACCTTCTTAGGAGAAAAAACATCTCGCCTAGGTATAGAAAGCCATAGATGCTCACTTGCTGCTTGTGTACTACGTCATTGTGGAATCATACTAAGCAAAGAAGAGCGTCTAAATATTACAGGTAGACTTACTGAAGGTTTCGTAAAGTACTCTGCGTATGACGTAAAGTATCTACACGAATTAAAGGACAAACAAGAATTCTTACAGCTAGCAGATGGTACCTCAGTGTCTATTGAATTGGACAATAAGTTTGTATTAGTACTAGCTTATATCGAGTATTCAGGAATGAGACTAGACGTAGAGCAATGGACAGCTAAGATAAATAAAGTACAGACCATAGCAGATGAAGCTGAAGCACAGTTAAATCAATTCATCCTAGATAATAAGATGGAAAAGTTTATCGACTCTCAACTCGATCTCTTCTCTTCTTCGACTAAGGTTAATGTGAATTGGAACTCACCTTCACAAGTTGTGGAGTTCTTTCAGGCATTAGGTGTAAATACCAAAGTAGTAGAGAAAGGAAAGACTAAAGACACCATTGAAGCTAACCATCTAGTAAAATACAGCTCAAAATACCCCATTATTGAGCTCTATTTAAAGTTTAAGGGAGCTCAAAAAGACATAGGTACTTACGGACAGAACTGGATAGACCAAATTAATCCAGTAAGCGGAAGAATCCACACACAGTTTAAGCAGTTGATGAACACAGGACGCTTATCTAGTGGTGGTAAATCAGGAGACGTAAAGAACTTTAACTTTCAGAACATTCCCTCAGACCAAGAAACTAGATCTTGCTTTGTAGCATCAGAAGGAAACACTCTAGTAGGTTGTGACTATACAGGTCAAGAACACAGCTTTATTGCGAGCAAGATGTATCCTGAGTTAGATGGTATGGATCTTAATGACATCAAAAAGAAACACAAGGATAAGCGTCAATCAGCTAAGGTTGCAGGCTTTGCTATCAACTATGGTGGCTCAGGTATTGGTATTGCAGATCAACTAGGACTTAGTGTAGATCAAGGTCAGTATATCTATGATGCATACTTTAGAGCTTTCCCTGGACTTAAAGCGTATTTTGATGAAACAAAAAAGTTTGGTGTAGAGAATGGCTACGTTCTTATCTCACCTGTAACAGGTAAGAAGTCTTATGTAGATTACTACGATGAGTTTGTACAAATCAAGAACGAAATGACTAAAGATTTCTGGGATAGGTACAAACAACTTAAGAATAGTGATACACCTACAGCTAGAGAGATGAAAGAGAAGGTAAGCAAATTCTTTAGAAAGCGTGGAGACATTGAACGTATGTCTTTAAACTACGGAATACAAGGTGAATCCGCAGAGATTACTAAGCTAGCTTGTGTGTATTTCTGGACTAAGTATCTAGTACCTAATAACTTATTGTTTAAAGTATTAATAGTCAATATAATACACGATGAGATATTAATAGAAACACCTGAGAAAATTGCGCAACAGGCTGCTGCACAATTAGAAAAAGCAATGGAAATTGCGCAACAGGCTGCTGCACAATTAGAAAAAGCAATGGTAGATGCAGGTGCTAAGTTTTGTAAGAGAGTTCCTCTCAAAGCAGATCCCTGTATTGCTCCGTATTGGAAGAAGTAACATGACAGAGGAACAGATAAAAGAAGTAAGAAGAACATATCTTCTTGCTAGAGCAGTTAACACACAGTATCAGTTTATCCGTGAGTTTGTTAATGACGATTTACGGAAAGCAATTAACGAAGCAAAAGCAAAAAATGCTTACTTTATTAAAATTTTAGACGGATATTTGCAGAAGAGAAACGCAAGTAACCAGATAGAAGAAGACGAAGAGTTAGCATTTTTGCTTTTGGAAAAGTTGGAAGAAATAGAAAAGAGAACTAATGATAAATAGAGTTTACATACCTGCAACTCTCTCCCTTAACATAGATGGTAACGTTTATCTTAAGGGAGATAAAGAGTTAATGCAATCATACTTTAAAGAACTTATGAAACAAGATCCAAGTATAGATGTAGAAGTTTGTATTACTAGAATAGATTCTAAGAAAACAAACCCTCAGTTAGCTTATTTCTATAGTACCCTAGTACCTATAGTAAAAGCAGGCTTTGAGTCGCTTACAGGCGAAGTATACAGCAAAGAGGACGTAGTAACATTCCTTAAAGACAAGTATTTCTATGAAGAGACTATGTTTCAAGGACAGTTTATTAAAACTCCTCTCTCTTTATCTAATGGTAAGAAAGACGAAGTACATAAGTTTATACAAGATGTGATTTTATTTGCAAGAGAAATCCTGGGAGTGGAAGTACCAGAACTAGACTAAAAATTATGTTATATATTATAGAACCCCGCACAGAATCAGACAAAGTGGAAGCTGTTGGCTCCCCTGATGTCGCACACTCCTACGCTTATGGAGAAAACATGGTCACCTATTATGGAGATGAGTACAGTCAAACTATCCAATTAGGAACTATAGTAAACTGTAATGAAGTAATGTCTATTGTAACTAATGTTCTTCCTATGAAATTTGGAAGAGTTATTCTTACAGTAGTTCCTGCTTATCCTATTTCTAAAACTACTACAGGTGCTTTAAAACGTTAAACTATGGCTAACGATTTTCCTGCTATGGAAGACTATAATGAGGGTAGTCAAGCACTACGCTACAACAAAGGAAAGAAACAGTGGGCTTTAGTAGACTTTAAGTCTTTAGAGCCTATGGTTGATGTCCTTTCTTTTGGCGCAGAGAAATATGAAAAATGGAATTGGTGTAAGGGTATGCCTGTAACTGAAGTAAGCGAGAGTTTGCTTAGGCATATGTTTGCTTTTCTTTCAGGAGAAGACAAAGACCCTGAATCAGGAATAGATCACCTAGGACATGTAATGTGTAACGCTATGTTTCTCTCGTACATAATGAGAGAGAAGTCTCACTATGATGATAGAAGACATGAAGATCCAAGTAAGTAACTTTTCCAAACTAACCAAAGGCCAAAGGAATTATCCTTATTGGTTCTTCTATCCTTTACCCATATTAACTTTTAGTCGCACTAACTCTAGAGAGAGGTTTAGTATTCATTTAGGGTTCTTATGGTTTACACTAACTATTAAATTTACGAAGCAATGATTTTAGACGAGGATTATTTATCCAACACAGCACAAAGCCAGAGTAGGCTAAAGAAAATACTTTTACACCCTAACCTTTATATTAACTACGATCCTAATTCTGACATGGATGAACCAGCAGAAGTAACAGTTATAGGTGATGGAGTAGATTTATTATTAACTCAAGGAGAAGATGTATTTATGGAGCAATTCTATTTTAGTACTGTAGAAAGACCTACAGGACAGATGGGAGACTTTGTATGGCATCTATTTGCTAATCGTAATGATACTATGGCAGAAAACATAGCCTACGAATTAGCAGGATTTAAGCGTGATACTCTTGCTAAGGTGAGAGAAAGATTCGAGAAAGAAGGTAAAGCCTATTACGATGATTTGATTGCAGGAGAAGGAAAGAAAGTAGTAAGTCCTATTCAGTATGCAACCATTCAGAACGTAGCAAACACTCTTAAGATGAGTCCCTTTACTTCTAAGTATGTAGTAGGAAATTCACAGTTTAAAGTATTTACCCAACAGTCTCTTCAGTTTGAATACGAAGGAGTTGCTTGTAAGGGTCTTTTGGATTTAGTGGTAGTTGACACAGTGAACAACATCCTATATCCTATTGACCTTAAGACAACTACAACTTCTTTAAACTACTGGATAGAGATGTTGCTTAAGCACAGGTATGATTTCCAAGCAGCCTTCTACACAGAAGCTCTTAAACAAACAGACCTAAGTATCTACGGAGAGAACTTGACTATACATAACTTTAGATTTATTGTAGAGAGTCAGAAGTATCCAGGTAGTCCTTTGATCTATGAGATGTCAGACAACCTAATGAATTTAGGAAAGATGGGAGGCACTTACTTAGGTAAAGAGTATGAAGGGTTCCACCAAGCAATTCAACGCTTAAAATGGCACTCAGAAAACGATGTGTGGGCATATACAATGGAGGACTACTGGAATGACGGACTTAGAATTGTGTAAAACAGTGTACTCAGATACTACAAACAATACCACCAAGTTTCTTAGCCCCATGATATTTACATCAGGGGCTAATGCTGCTCGTCTACTTGCTAACTTTGGGTTAGTTAATGTTTACGTAGATGACTATGGGTATAAAAGTAAGTACAATAACTGTTTGTTTTTTCTGTTTAAGCCTACAGACAAAGATGCTTTTAAATTGTTCGAAGGTAAGATTACAGGTTTTGACTCTTTCTATGACTATTATGAGATAGATGACATGATTATGTACGTCTTTAGACCTAGTTCTTTATATCATAGAGACATTGAATTGTTTAAGCAAGGTAGGTTTAATGACATGTCCAAAGATTATAAATCCCTTTTACATCGTGATATAAATTTTAAAGATGTAGTTGTAGATATTCCAAAAGAAATCTTTAGATTTGAACTAAGTTTAAGATAATGTATAAAATACCTATCATATACAGCATGCCTAAGAACGATAAGTCTGAACTTTACTTAGATTTAGCTCTAAGAATTGCTCAAGAATCTTACTGTGAGAGATTACAGGTAGGATCTTTAATCGTAAAGAACGGAAACATTATCTCTTTTGGGTATAATGGAACTCCTTCAGGGTTTCCAAATGTATGTGAAGAGAATGATACAACCTTTGAATACGTACTCCACTCAGAATCCAATGCAATTACTAAAGCATGCAAGAGTCCTATCAGTACAGAAGGAGCAGTTATGTACTGTACTCATGCATGCTGTGTGCATTGTGCTAAGTTGATTATTCAAAGTGGAATCACTACATTTGTATATATCGAAGACTATAGAGATAGAACAGGATTAGAACTATTGATAGCAGCAGGTCTAGATGTAGTAAAAGCAAAAACAAATTAAAACAATATGGCAATCACAGTAAAAGGACACAGAGTATTACTCAATCGTCCTAGAAGAGAAGAAAGACTCATCCAACTTACACCAGAGATGGAAGAAGAGTTGAACATGAAAGAGTTAGCTAACCTTAAGCGTTTAGAAGTATACGCACTCGGAGAAGAAGTAACCAGCGTAAAAGTAGGAGACTTCGTCTATGTAAATTTGATGTACCTTCAATCAGCAGAGTTAGTTGAAGTAGAGGGAGAAGAAAAGATCATGGTAAGAGACAGCGACATTGCTATTGTTTGGTAATTTAACTAATTAAAAAGAAAGATATGTTATTCTACTACACAGAAAAAGAAAAAATTGAAAACGGTGAAGAAATGGAACTCATCGTAAAGAAGGGTTACTCTTTTAACATCAACAAGGTTCTTATGACCTACCCTACAGATAATGGCTTAGCTGTTGTCTTAGAAGGTAACGCAGATAAGCTTAACCCTGTAGACTATCAGTACAAGATTGATCCTGCAACTAAGCAAAAAGTTCCAGTAAAAATCACTAAATTTGAAATCACAAGTGAGCCAATCGTAGTAGAGCTGAAAGTAAAAGAAGAAGTTCTTGCTTTCTTAGCTGCTACAGGAGGACCACAAGCGATATAAGATACCAGTTTATTTAGTTTTAGTTTTTAGTTATTTAGTTTATTTAGTTATTTTAGTTTATTTAGTTTACCAACCAACCAAAGTAAAGGGGAATCAAAAGTTCCCCTTTCTTTATTTTTTTAATCTATTATATTTGTATTAGACAATTAGTGTGCAGTATACTGTACCTCCCATTCTGTAATGCCTAATAACCCCCTAACCTTAGCCGAATTACAATCTTATGCAGGTAGTGCTGTAGGAGGGATAGTCCAGATGCCTTCAGGCTACATCTTTGCTACGTGTAAGTTCTTTTAATACGAGGACAGGAGTAGTAACCTTAAATTCTACGGATGTAACAACAGCCTTAGGATTTACTCCCCCTACTACTTTGAATGCTTTAAACGATGTAACTACTCCTACACCTGTAGATGGACAGTTGCTTAGGTTTAATTCAGCTACTGGACAATGGGAAAGTTGGAGTCCTGCTTTCAATGCTTTTAAAATAGATTACGATTACAATCTATCAGGAGCAAAAAACGGAAGCAATACTAACTTTAACACTAGTTCTAACTTCGTTACAGGTACTACTAGAGTGTTCTTAAACGGACAAAGACTTACTAGAGGTGTTGGGTATGATTATGTAGAAGCAGGAGTAAGCCAAATAAGTTTAGTTTACGCTCCTGTATCATCAGATCAATTAATTGTAGAATACCAAATTATATAAACTAAATAAATAACTAAATAACATGCCAGTAACTAGGATTAAAAAATCGCAACTAGATGCACTTAACATTGTAAACAGTGATATAGATGCATCCGCAGCCATTGCAAGTTCGAAACTTGCAGATGGAGCAAATTTTGTCAAGAAGGATGGATCAGTAGCCTTTACAGCAGATCAGTCTTTTGGTGGTAACAAAGTAACTAACGTAGGAACCCCTACCTCTAACTCTGACGCAGCTACCAAAGCTTACGTAGATTCAGTTGCTCAAGGTTTGAGCGTGAAGACTGCAGTAAGAGTAGCTACAACTGCAAACATTACTTTAAGTGGAACACAGACTATTGATGGTGTTTCTCTTTCTGTAGGAGATCGTGTATTGGTTAAAAACCAAAGTACAGGT